ATGCACAATAAAAAAGGAGAAGAAAAAAACAGACATTCTAACCACCATGAAACTTTTCCTTTTATAGATGCAGAAGAAGCATGGTTTTGGTTTATACAGTCGCAACAGGCGCGGAATGATGGCGCTCGATATGTGGCAGGAATGTCTTTAACGCCGCGCCCTTGTGAACCAACAGATATTTTAAAAATTCTGGACCGTCTTTATCGAAATCGTTTATTGGTTCGTGATCATTTGCTCGTCTTACGTCATTATGGTCGTCGTCAAATGGCTCCTGACCCTAGGCGTGTTAAGGAGGCGATTGCACATAAATTATGGATTGAAGCTTTTGAGAAAATAGAGCCAGTTCTTATCCGTAAAAAAATTGTACATCAAAAAAAGTTAAGCACATCACATCCCAATAAATTTTGGAATGTCGGGGCACAGGTTCATCATAATCATTACGCGGATTGTCGTTGAACCATGAAGGAGAAACGCAAGGATCAAAAAAAATATTGGGTTGTTTTTACAGGTAAGACAGATATTTGGTGGCTTAAATTTTTAAAGCAAGATTACCGCCATTGCTTTGTCATCATGCGACAAGATGGGTATTGGATCAGTATTGACCCATTATCGAGCTTTACGGATATTCAATTTTATTCTCATTTGAATTCAACATTTGATCTTCCTGCTTGGCTTAGGAAAAGAAGTTACAAGGTTCTCTCCGCAGAGCAAAAAAGTGATTTTCAAAAGCCTGCGCCCTTTATGATTTTTACGTGTGTGGAAGCGATTAAAAGAATCTTGGGCGTTCATAAGCGCTTCATTTTCACACCACACCAGCTTTATCGATATTTGAAAAAACAAAATACTACTTCACAAAAAGGAGATACATCATGGGCAGTATAAATAGCCGTCCAAAGGCACCCCCCGTTCAAACTTATAATCCTGTTGTTTATCAGGCTTCTGAGCCAAGTAACACTAAACCTGAAAAGTCAGAAGAGGAAATTGTAGGTGAGGCGCGTACTGAAAGTCTTTTACGTCGATCACGTGGGCGCTTTGGCACAATTTTGACAAGCTTCAAAGGGTTCTTGAGCGAGAGTGATTCCAGAGATTCTTCACCACGTAAAACACTATTGGGAGAATAATATGAAACAAAAAATACAAGAGTCAGAAACAATTGATTTGCGCCCCATATTAGAGCGTTTTGAAAACGCAAAAAATAGACGCAGCATGTGGGAAAGTCATTGGGAAGAATGTTATGAATACGCTCTGCCTCAGCGAGGGCAGGCGAGCCATTTTGGCGGTATTGGCAGCACTAGAAACGCAACACTTTATGACGCGACAGCTTTGGATGCTGTTGATCAATTAGCAGCTAGTTTATTGGCAAATTTAACACCGCCTTGGGCGAATTGGTTTGGCTTCAAACCAGGACCTGAATTAAGCAAAGATGAAGCGCAGAATTTAAAGCCTATTCTGGCGGATATCACAAAAAAGATCCAATCCCACTTTGATCGATCAAATTTCAGTGTTGAAATGCATCAATGTTTTTTGGATTTGGCTGTGAGTGGAACAGCAACATTAATGTTTGAAGAAAATTCAGTGGGCAGTTTGTCGGCGTTTAAATTTTCTTCTGTGCCTTTGCAAAATATTATTTTGGAAGAAAATGAAAGTGGCTTTCTACAAGGAGCATTTCGTCTGCTATCCCTTAATTTGAGGCAGATCCAAGAACGCTACGAGAATGCTGTTCTTCCCCTTTCTATTTTAAGAGAAGGGCATAAAGATCAAGCGCAAGAATTTAAAATTCTAGAAACTATTCTACCTGATGGAAACAGAACACAATATCAAGCGATTTATATAGATGATGCAGAACCGCAATTGCTACATGAAGGCGTTTTCACAAAATCTCCGGTTATTGCCTTTCGTTGGATGAAATCACCGGGAGAGATTTATGGGCGCTCTCCTGTCATGAAAGCGCTACCTGATATTAAAACAGCAAATAAAGTGGTTGAGCTTATTTTGAAGAATGCTTCTATCGCTGTTACAGGTATTTGGCAGGCGGATGATGATGGTGTCTTGAATCCTGCAAACATAGAATTAAAGCCAGGCACAATTATTCCAAAAGCGGTTGGCTCCAATGGGCTTAAACCATTGGAAATGCCAGGGCGATTTGATGTGTCAGAATTGGTTTTAAAAGACTTACGTGCTCGTATCCGAAATGCTTTGTTGGTAGATAAATTAGGCCCTATTGCGGGTCCTAAAATGAGTGCCACGGAAGTCATGGAGCGATCTAATGATATGGCGATGCTTTTGGGCGCCACCTATGGACGGCTGCAGACAGAGCTTCTGACGCCATTAATTGAGCGTGCCTTTTCCATTTTAAAGCGTCGGGGTGAAATTCCTGATATTGCACTCGATGGACGCTATATAGCGCTAGATTATCGCTCTCCTATGGCAAAGGCACAAGGTCAGCGGGATGTCCAAAATATTTTAGCATGGTTGGATGGTGTCAAAGCTATGGGGGCTGAAGCCGCTCTGTCTGTTGATACAACCAAAGCTGTTGAGATGATGGCAGAAGCTTTGAGCGTTCCCACGGAACTGATCAAAAATCCTTTGGCCAACATCGTCAACGAACTTTCAGATATCGAAGGAGCATAATTATGTTTTTTAAAAACAAAGAAAATATTTATATCCCGCATATTTCAAAGTTGGAAAGAAAAGAAATAGAGCGTCTCTTCACGCGTGTTTTCAAAACAGAAGAGGGACAGAAAATTTTGGCTTACCTGCAATATATGACCTTCCATCGTGTTTTGACATCTAACGCAGATGAAGCGCAGTTGCGCCACCAAGAAGGTGAGCGAGCACTCGTTTCTAAAATCCTCAAACTTATTAATTCTTAAATTTATTCAAACTTAAAGGAGAAAAATATGAATGATACTTTATTGGATGATATTCCATCTAAATTTAAAAATAGTGAAACTGGTGAAGTCCAGATTGGCGCTATGGCACAATCTTATAAGGAGCTGGAAAAGAAATTATCACAAAATCCAACCGCACCAAAAACACCAGAAGAATATTGTGTGGATTGCAATCATGGACTTTTTGATGTGGATGTGGAAATGAATAAAATCTTGCACGCAAAAGGTTTTACAAATGAACAGGTGCAAACTGTTTATGATTTGGCAGCAGAAAAAATGCTTCCCATGGTTGTTGAAATGGCGAGTGATTTTCAAGCTGAACGGGAAGTTGAAAAGCTAGTTGAACATTTTGGCGGTATAGAACAGTGGCAGGAAGTTTCTAAACAGATGCTCGCTTTTGGACAAAAGCATTTGCCAGCCGATGTTCTGGATTCCCTCTCAAGTTCTTATGAAGGTGTTTTGGCGTTGCATAATATGATGAAAGGAGAGGAGCCTCAAATTTCATCAAAGGCACAAGCGAGTAATTCAGGTGAATCAGACTTACAAACCATGATGCGCGACCCACGTTATTGGCGCGATAAAGATCCATCATTTGTCGCAAAAGTAACTGAAGGGTTTCAGCGACTTTATAAAAGTTAAAAATAAAATTAGCAGGTAAAATAAAAGCCCTTCAAGATTTGGAGGGCTTTTTTCATTCTATGTCTTTTAGAATTATTGCTGTGAAGCAACAAATTCCTGGGTCACGTAATCATCGATAATTTGTTTGAAGCGATGGCTGACAGCATCCGTAAGAGGTGAAAACTGTAAAACAAACTTATCACGTCCCTTGCGTAAGATACGACCTGCATGAGTAACATCAACAACACGGTCAGACATTTTGAATTTCATCGTAATGTTTTTCACGTCATTGACGGAAAATTCACGATCATCGCCTTGAAGAAGTACGCCACCTTGGCTCCAATTCTGGATAGGGTAGGCTTTGCCATCAATGATACCAATGCATTGATCCATCTCACGGCGTTCATGCGCGCGACGTGTGTCAGTATCATCATTACTCGCGGTAATATTTAGTTTGTCTAATATATTTGTTATCATTTTGATCCTCAATTTGTCATTTTGATAACACACCCAATATGAATTGTATATACATAAAACATAAAAGTACATATTTTTTGAAAATAATTCTTGACAATATAAGAATATATTCCTAATATTAAGCTATCAACGCCATAATTGTATCTAAAAATCAGTTTTTGAGTGTTGATATTCAATGTTTCTGACTTCTCAAAAGCATATTTTAAGAAGTTTTATTATATTTTCAGATAACGATTCCCGCCTGAAATACTCTCAAACAGTATCAATCGACTGCCGTGTTCATGAAAAAATTATGAGGGCGATAACCTGTCTTTTGCCTGCAGAAATTAAATCTAACTTCAACTTAAAACAAAAGGATAAAACGCCATGTCTACGACTATTGATCAGGCCTTTATCAAACAATTTGAGCGTGAAGTCCACGAAGCCTATCAAAGGCAGGGATCGAAACTAAGAAATTCTGTCCGTGTTATTAATCAGGTGAAGGGATCTTCAGCCGTTTTTCAAAAAGTTGGTAAAGGAACTGCTTCTACGAAATCCACACACGGGATGGTTCCCGTAATGAATCTTGCTCACTCCAATGTCGAATGTCTTTTAGAAGATTATTATGCAGGGGATTGGGTGGATCGTCTGGATGAACTCAAAACCAATATTGATGAACGTCAGGTTATTGCTTCTGCTGGAGCACATGCTCTGGGTCGCAAAACCGATGAAATGATCATTAATGCGCTTGCAACGGCGTCCAGCAATGTGATTGCCGACGGCAATACAGGTCTTACTAAAGCCAAAGTGCTGGAAGCTTTTGAAACCTTCGGTGAAAATGATGTGCCAGATGATGGTCAACGTTTTGCTGCTGTGGGTTGGAAACAATGGAGCGAACTTCTCCAAATCGAAGAATTTATCAATTCTGATTATATTGGCGAGAGCAACCTTCCTTACACCAGCATCACACAAGCTAAAATGTGGTTAGGCACTATCTGGATCCCGCATTCAGGATTGCCAATTGATGGTAATGATATTCGTTCTTGTTACTTCTATCACAAAAACGCTATTGGTCACGCTGTTGGTAGTGATGTTCAAACAGACATTAGCTGGCACGGTGATCGTGCAGCACATTTCGTCAATAACATGATGTCACAAGGTTCGATCATGATTGATGATAGCGGTGTTGTGGTTATCGGCTGTGATGAAACACCAGATTAAAATTAAAGGAGATATATTATGAGCTTAACACTTTCTGATTTAAGTGTTCTGGGCTATGCCAATAATTTTACAATGTGGCATTACAGAACAGAGGATGCGTCTGTGACGACATCCAATTACTTCGATAATGCGGCTGATATGATGAATGCAAATGATCTTATCGTCGCAACAATTGATACAGATGGAACCCCATCAACACAATTTTATATTGTGAGCGCGGTCACAAATGGTGCCGTAACAGTTGCGGCTTACGCTTAATAGAATAAGCCCAACCTGTTCCCTGAAAAGCTGGAGCTGAAATGCTTTTCCCCTTCCTCCGCATTTCATCATGCTCGCTGAGGCGCTATAGACTGCCTGCTTTTTGTAAGGGGTGCTGTATCAATTTTATGGGACAGCCTTTGATCTTTATGGTCTCAGGCTGTCCCTTTTATTTTTTAAACAAAAGAATTTTTAGGAGATAAATTATGGCCTTGAATGATATTGGTCTATGTTCCCGCGCGCTTATACGACTAGGTGCAAATCCAATAACATCATTTAATGATGGAACGGCGGAATCTGAAATTGCGGGCGCACTTTATGCTCCTGTGCGTGATGCCTTGCTGTCAGCCTATCCGTGGACATTTGCACAGAACCAAACTCAACTAACTCCGCTGGCAGAGGCGCCAGAGGCGGATTACACCAATGCGTTTCAACTGCCCAATGATTATTTACGGGCGATATCGGCAGGACAATCCACAAAGGGGCGCGGTGTCAATTACCGTATTGCGAAGGGCGCGTTGCAAAGCAATGTTGATGATGTTGTTTTAACCTATATTCACAGACCAGAGGAAGAAGAGTTCCCGCCGTTTTTCGATATAGCTCTCATCAGTCGCTTAGCAGCAGAATTTTCAATTCCTGTCACGGAAAGTACATCACGGACACAGACACTTTATAATTTAGCTGAACAAGAATTTCAACGCGCACGTCAGATAGATGCACAACAGGACAGCCCAAATTCGATTGAAAATTTTACCTTGATTGATGTGAGGTAAAGATGACTAGAATGAGACAAGTTAAAACTAATTTTACCGCTGGTGAAATTTCAGATGAACTATTGGGACGTGGCGATTTACGTGCCTATGAAAATGGCGCGGCGAAACTGCGCAATCTTTTTATCTATCCCACAGGTGGCGTCACGCGCCGTGCAGGGCTTCGTTATATTGATAGTTTGAGTGGGGAAGGGCGCCTAATTCCGTTTGAATTTAATACAGAACAAACATATTTGATTGTCCTGACTGCCAATAACATTGACGTATATCTCGATGATGTAAAAGTAACGTCTTTGGTTTCTCCTTATCCTGAAGCGGAAATCACTCAGGTTGCGTGGACACAAAGCGCTGATACCTTGTTATTGGTTCATCCTGATTATCACCCAAAGAAATTATTGCGTAATAGGTTAGGTAATTTTGTTCTAGAGGATTGGACTTACTTTACGGATGAAAATATCAGTTATAAGCCTTTTTATAAATTTGTAGATAGTCAGGTCACTCTTACACCTAGCGCCACGACAGGCACAATTACTCTGACAGCCTCAGATGATGTTTTTGAGCCTGCCCATGCAGGAACAAGATTACAGGTAGGGGGAAAGCAGGTGGAAATAACAGCTTATAATTCCCCAACCGTTGTAACCGCTACGACTATTGAAGATTTAGCCGATACCAATGCCACGATTGATTGGTTTGAACAGTCTTTTTCAGATGTGCGCGGCTATCCTGTGACTGTCGCTTTTCACCAAGATCGTTTGGTCATTGGGGGAAGTCGTGATCTTCCTAATCGTCTCTGGTTTTCGCGCTCAGGTGATATTTTTAATTTTAATCTGGGGACTGGATTAGATGATGAAGCGATTGAATTTTCTATTCTCTCTGATCAAGTAAACGCGATCCGTGGTGTTTTTTCCGGTCGTCACTTACAAGTTTTTACCAGTGGCGCAGAATGGATGGTTACAGGCACGCCGCTCACGCCATCATCTGTGCAGCTTAACCGCCAGACGCGGGCAGGATCTGTGATTAGTCGCTATATTCCGCCTGTCACAGTGGATGGAGCAACAGTGTTTGTTGCCCGTGCAGGAAATGAAATTCGTGAATTTCTCTATACAGATATTGAACAGGCTTACACGGCAGTTGATTTAGCACTCGCGTCACGGCACATACCTGTAGATGTTATTGATCAGGATTATGATGCATCACGTAGGCTGATTTTCGTGGTTCGAAATGATGGAAAATTTGCCACCATGACATTTTATCGCGCCGAACAAGTGCGGGCTTGGACCCAGCATGAAACAAGTGGTCTAGTCAAATCCGTAACGGTCGTGGGCGATGATGTCTATCTAATTGTTCAGCGTTTCGGCACCTACATGATCGAAAAATTTGATGAAGCATTGAATTTAGATTCTGCATTAACAGGAGAGGTCGAGACGCCAACAGCTTCTTGGTCAGGGCTGGAGCATCTGGATGGCCAATATGTCACGGTGATTGCGGACGGTGTTGTTTTGGATTATCAAATTCAAGTTGTGTCGGGTGGTATAATTCTTGAGGAAAACGCATCCAGCATTGAAGTAGGTTTGCCTTATAAGCATGAGCTGGAACCATTACCTCCATCAAATAAAGATAATACATCGACACGTAAAATTCGCTTAGTTGAAGGAATATTCCGTCTCTATGAAACACAAGCTCTCAAGCTAGATACAGGACAAGGATTGAAAGATAGAACCTTAAAACAAATTGGTGAAGATGAAATTTTGGATTTCCCTCCACCTAAAGTGAGTGGTGATATTCGTGTGCGTGCCCTTGGGTGGCAAAAAGAAGGAACATCTCCGTTATGGCGGATTGAACAAGAGGTTCCTTACGCTTTCACGCTTCTATCTGTGGCGACCGAAATCAAAGTGAATGATTAATATAATAAAAGGAGATTAAGAAATGGGAGCTATTTTACCCGTTGCAATTCAGGCTTTAAAAGTGGCTGCCACGGTGGGAACTGTCGCGCAAACATTCAACAATGCGCGTGAGCAATCGCGCTCTAGTGATTTGGCGTTGAGGCAATTACAGCAACAGCAAGCTTTAAACCAAAAAATTTCTATCGATAACGCAAATTTAGAACGTCAGAAAATTTTTGAAGTGTCACAAGTGGCAGAAAAGGAAAGACGTTTAGCTTTAAAACGCGCCATAGCCAGACAACGCGCCGAATTTGGTGGCAGTGGAGTGGCTTCGGGTGACGGATCATCAGAAGCAGTTTTACTTGGTCTTTTTGAAGAGTCTGATGATGAAAAGAAAGCACGTGAGCGTTTAGATAAAATTAAGTTGCAAGGTATTGATCAAGATCTCCGTAATTTAAGTCGAACTAATACGTTGAAGTATACCCAAGCGAAGGAAAAAGAAAAAATTAATGTCCTCGGTGATGGTTTAAACAGCTTCATGAATATTGCAGACACTTTAGAAAGTGAAGCAATCAAGTATCGTTAAAATTTTCTTTTAGCCGACTAATCTCTTATTCTGCCAAACGCCTGATTTTAATTGGCGTTAATCAATAATTTACAAAGGAATATAATATGAGCGAGCATATTAAAATGCCAGCTGTCACACCATTGGTGCGCTATGTCGCCAATGGATCGCAAACTGACTTTGAATATCCATTTCCTATTTTTGCCAGTGAGGATATGAAAGTCTATTTTGATGGAGCGGAACAATTAAGTGGGTTCGATGTTACAGATATTGGTGAAACCGATGGTGGGTTTGTGGCGTTTGATAATGCGCCTGCGAATGGTCTCACGATTACGTTAGAGCGTCGATTACCTTTGGAGCGCGTCACAGATTTTCTAGAGGGGGGGGATTTCAGCGCGCAAGCCATCAATAATGAATTAGATTATCTAACAGCTTCTGTGCAGCAAATTAATCAAGATCTGTCTCCTATGTTACGCTATAGCGATCATGAAACACCTGGACGTATTGATATGCCAGAACGAAGCATCAGAGCCAACAAAGCTTTAGGCTTTGACGGGAATGGTGATCCGATAGCCGTATCGCTGGAAGGATCAATGGCCTCTCCAGATTATACCCCCAGTGGTATGGGCGCAGAAACGCGAACTTCTACGGATAAGTTTTCGGATCAGATTTCTGTGAAAGATTTTGGCGCAAAGGGCGATGGTTTAACCGATGACACCTTGGCAATTCAGCAAGCTTTAACAGCTTATGATAGTGTTTTTCTTCCTGAGGGAAATTATTTAATTTCAGGAACAATCACGATTAGCGAAAAGCAAACTTTACGCGGCGCGGGACAAACGTCGGCTCTCCTATGTCAGGATCACAGTTTTAATGCCATTGAAGTCGTCGCGGATTACGCCACACTTTCAAATTTTAAAATTCAAGATGGAAATATTGGGATTAAGCTTTATGGTCTTGTTCGTCCCTGTGTACAGACATCTGTTTCAGATATCGTTATGTGCGGACAAAATATTGGTGTTCAGCTTGATGGGTATAATGATACAAATAAACCATGCTACTGGAATAATTTTGATCGAGTCTTGGTAGAACAACCTGCAATGTATGGTTTTCATTTAACAAAGAGTGGTGCAGGTGACACACCCAATGCCAATAAATTTCATGCTTGCCGTGCTTATTCTTTGGGAACAGATATTACGGGGGCAGGTTATTATATTGAACATGGACAATATAATAACTCCTTCATTGATTGCGAAGCGAATGTCAAAGGTACAGCACAGGGATGTTTTATTATTGGCGCTAACTCCAATAAAACATTACTGATTAATCCTTATGCGGAGAGCAATAATTTGGTGCCAAATATTAAGCTTGAAGCGGGCTCAATCGAAACAGCGATTTATAATTTATTGTCAGTCAGTGATGGTGCGGCGATTTGGGATTTATCAGGTGGAGAATATACAGCCTATAACGCAGGCTTTCCTGATAAAAACCGTTTACAAAAAACCACTGTCACAGATATGAACGCCACATTACAGCGTTATGATACAGAATATATTGATGCAAGCGGGACAATAACTATAGACACATCTCATTCTATTCATCTCGTTTCCTCTTTTGGCGGGGCGCTTACGGTTAATCTTCCTAATGCTTCTGATGCAACAGGAGCGATGATGGTCGTGAAAAAAATCGATAGTTCTAAAAATGTGATCACCGTTTTAGAAGATAGTGGTGATGGGCCAGATAGTCGGAATTTCTACCTCGGTAGTGAAAATGATTATGTGTCTATGATCTCGAATGGGGCGGAATGGTTT